GACTATGAGTTACTCTTACCGGTTGCATTAGCTGCACCAGACGACGTAAATCGGATTGTAACATCTACACCATTTACGCAGAGCGGAAATACTTGCATTATAAGAAATAGATTATCGTCTACTACTCTAGAAATATTTGATTCTACTAATGGAGTTGTTATACAAGACAACATCGGAAGTTATAATCAAACTACTGGAAAGATAGTGCTCAATGGATTTGGTAGTAGCGTAACAGCATTCAATGGAGAATCAATAGATATCTCTGTTACTCCAGCAAATCAAAATACTATTAAACCACTTAGAAATTATATAATTAATCTAGATACTGCAGTTACATCAGCTGCTGGTACAGTCGACTTCCAAAACACAACAACAACATTGACAACATAACATGGCAATAACATCAGTAGACAAAAATAGACGAGACCCAGTACTCAAAAGAGCAGATGTTACAACTGCTTTGCCTGAGTGGTTCCAAGCGGATAATCCTAAGTTCGTTTCGTTTATGGAAGCGTATGAAGAGTTTCTTGATAGCGATGGTGGCAAATATAATTTCCATCAGAAAACTCAAGACTTATTTAAAGCACGCGATATTCCAGACACTGATGAAGATTTTTTAGATGAAATTATTGGTGAGATTGGTAACGGATTAACACAATCATCTTTCTTTAAAAATCCAAGGTTGATGGCTAGGTTACTCGGTAATTTCTATCAACAAAAAGGTACAGCTCCATCTGCAGAAGGATTCTTTCGTGGATTTTTTGGAGAAGAAGTTGAAGTTCAATATCCTAAAAGAGATATCTTTCTTGTAGGTACAGATCAAATAGGATTTGATTCTCAAAAGAAAATACAAGATGCAGAACGGTTTCAGGTACTGTCAATCTTAATTAAGTCTGGTCTATCAGTATCAGATTATCAAGATTTATATAAAAGGTTCGTTCATCCAGCAGGATTTCATTTTGCAGGTGATGTTACCTTATCAGGTGAAGGACTGTTGACACCGGCAATCACCTTGCACAACCCGCTCGAAGAACCAGCCGCCGATCCTATTTTTGCTGGTACAGCATCTTTTGCAACCGGTACACTTTTTGGTGAACACACTGGATTACAAGATTCAAGCGATGGTACAACATTCCGTATCGATTTCCGTCAACAAGAATTGTTCTATTACACAGTTGATTCAGATCTTACAGCTGCAGACTGGATTACATACTACGACGATATTAAAACATTGCTCAATCCGAACTCATTCACACTGGATGACAGCGCCAACTCAGGTAGACCTGATCTTGCAATGACAATAGAAACTTTGGATAATGACTTCTTTACGCGGCTTTCATCAGATTCTGCGATATAAATAAGCTAAACAGGATTAGAAAATGGCAAGACAAAATCTAGGTATAGGCTCATCAGCAAATGATGGTAACGGAGATACTCTCCGCACAGCCGGTACAAAAATTAATGCGAACTTCGTAGAGCTCTACCGCTTTTTAGGTACAGACAGCGACACCCTATCTTCACAAATTACACTTGAAGATAGTGCTGTAGTATTTGAAGGTGCTACTGCAGATGGTAACGAGACTCGTCTCACCGCAGTTAATCCATCCGCTGATCGTCAAATTCAATTACCCGATGCTGGTGGTATTGTTACACTTAACGCCGCTACTCAAACCCTGAGTGCTAAAACTCTTGATGGACCAACAATCAATTCCGGTAAACTAGGATTGATTCTTGATTCATCTGCTAATGAGCTTATCACATTTACTAAAGCTGGTTCAGCAATTAACAATGTAGCAATTGGTAACGCGGCATCAGGCAGTAATCCAACCGTCGACGCAGTTGGTGGTGGAACAAACTTAAATCTGGAACTTGCTGGTAAAGGCACAGGTTCAGTAGATATTCAATCTAAGTTTTCGCTTAAAGCTGTTACAATAACAGCAAATGGTGCAGCCTCAACTGCCGCATCATATATTATATGTAATAAAGGTTCAGCCTTAGCAGTAAGTCTAGCAGACGGCACTGTTGTAGGTGAACAAAAAATATTCTCAAACAAAGGTGCTGGAGCAGCAACAGTAACTCCAGCCAATTTTGCCGCAGGTACTAGTTTTGCAATTGCTCAAAACGAAGCAGCAACATGTATTTGGGATGGAGCCAATTGGTTCCTTTGCGGAAATCAATCAGTAACTACGGTGGCATAATATGAGCGCAATTGTAACAGACCCTTTAAAGAGAAAGCTAGCACAAGATTTACTTACTGAAGTTCAGCTTTCCGGGGATTCAAATGAATTCTATATTGGAATTGGTAAGACTGACACATATGATTCAGCTGATACTACAGCTATTCCTATACGTCACACTTTCGAAGAAAGAGTCGGAAGAGGAAACCTTGAATCAGTTAAAAAAGTTACAGCCTCTTCAATGGTTATCACTCGTAACAACTGGTCTTCAGGTACGATATATTCAGCGTGGAATGACAAGCAAGAGGGTTATCCAACAAATCCATATTATGTTCTTACAGAAGATAACGAAGTTTATATTTGTTTGCAGCAAAGTAGATCTTCAACTGGTTCAGCAAACCCATCGACAGTTAAGCCGTCGTTCAGCGGAGCTAGTAAAAATCAAGTTCAAGCCTTTGAAACTTCAGACGGATACCGTTGGAAGCTTCTATATGCTATTGGTGCAGGTGACGCTACTAACTTCTTAACTGCTGGTCTACAACCAGTTGGAGTAATTACAAAAGACTCTTCCTCTTGTAGTACAACTGAACTACAACAGTTAAATGTTCAAAACACAGCTACTCCCGGTCAAATCTTGGGTGTTGAGGTTGTAAATGGTGGTGATGGTTATTCATCTGCTCCAACATTAACATTCCGTGGAAACGGTGCTAGTGCTGCAGCAACTGCAACAATCAATGGTGGTGCAATTGTTAAAGTTGAAATGAATAACGAGTCAGCCGGCTTAGGTTCAGGATACGACTATGCTTCAGTAAGCTTTACAGGAAATGCAACGTTGAGGCCAATCATTGGTCCACGTGATGGTATTGGTAAAGATGCTCAGGCTGATCTTAAAGGCTCTAGCGCCATGTTCAACATTAAACCTGATGGCAGTGAAACTGGAACGTTTAATATTACAAACGACTTTAGACAAATATCTCTTTTTAGAAATCTGGATTTAACTGACTCAGCTTCTGATGGTGGAAGATTTAGTGGTGTGAGCGCTAAAGCAAATAGAAATATGACATTGACTCAAAACATTACTACAACTGGATTTGCGGTGGATGAAATAATCACTGGCGGAACTTCAGGCGCAACAGCTATTATTGATGAAGTCGATTCAGGTGGTGGCAAGTCTGTAAGATTCCACCAAAATGAAAAGACTAGAAACGGTAACTTTACAGATGGTGAAGCGCTGACTGGCAGCTTAGGAGCATCAGGTACAATTGATAGCGGTAATCTATTTGGAACTATCGATATCTACTCTGGTGATTTGTTATACATAGAGAATAGAGCAAGAATTGTTCGGTCTTCAGCACAAACTGAAGATATAAAAGTAATTTTGACGGTGTAAAAGATGGCAACAGCATTTACAACTACCACGTTTGAAACCACTTACAAGGACGACTTTAAAGATTCCGATAACTATAGTCGGATACTCTTTAATAGTGGTAAGTCTTTGCAAGCTCGAGAGCTTACGCAGCTACAAACTATTATTCAAGAAGAAATAACTCGCTTTGGATCAAACATCTTTAAAGAAGGTGGTAAGGTAAATGGTGGTAATGTCACTCTCAATCGACTAGAGTTTATTAAGCTAGCCTCAGGCGCATTACCTGCAGATGCAACTACAGTCGTAGGTCAAACATTTACTGATGGTACTGGAATTAAAGTTAAGATTCTCAAAGCCGTTGAAGAAACTGGAAGTGACCCAGATACAATTTATGTTGAATACTTAGATCGATTAACTGGAACTTCTGGAACAACTCCTATACGATGCGCAGCTGGTGGTACACTAACAGACGCGGCCGGAGTACTGTCAAGTATGGGAATTGCTGCATCAGACGCAACCGGTCTCGGAATGGAAGCTTCAATTGTTTCTGGTTCGTTTTATGTGCAAGGCAGATTTGTATTTGTTAAAGCACAATCGGTTTTTGTTGACAAGTACGCCATCAATACTAGTAAAGATCTTGGTTTTAAGCTTGTACAAGATATCGTAACAACTGTAGATGATACCGCGCTTTTTGATAATCAAGGAGCAGTTCCAAACGAAGCTTCTCCGGGCGCAGATCGTTGGCGAATTAGGCTGACACTTACAACAAAAGATCAATTAGCTGCATCAGATAATTTTGTATTCTTAGCAGAAATTCGTAACGGTAAGTTCGGCGTTGAAGTTACTAACG